ACATTATATCCGCACCAAAAAACGTTATTTACTGTATGCAAATCACCTAATCCAAAGCTCATCTCATATATTGCACCCACCGGCACAGGAAAAACAATGTCACCTCTGGGTTTATCTGAAAATCATAAAATTATCTTTGTATGTGCGGCACGGCACGTGGGTCTTGCATTAGCAAAAGCGGCTATTTCGGTGGAAAAGAAAGTCGCCTTTGCGTTTGGTTGTAGTGATGCTAATGATATTCGTTTACATTATTATTCTGCCACAGATTATGTTCGCAATCGTAAAAGTGGTAGCATTGCTAAAGTAGATAATTCTGTGGGCGATAAAGTGGAAATTATGATTTGTGATATCAAATCTTATATCCCAGCAATGCTTTATATGTTGGCATTTAATGATCGCGAAAATATTATTTTGTATTGGGATGAACCAACAATCACAATGGATTACGAAACACATGATTGTCATGAAATGATTCAAAAAAACTGGAACGAAAATCTTATACCTAACATAGTCTTGAGTTCAGCAACACTTCCATGTGAAGAGGATATACAAGAAACTATTATGGATTTTAAATCTAGGCATGAAAATGCGGAGTATTATTCTGTTGTGAGTTATGATTGTAAAAAGACCATTCCTCTGGTAAATAAAGAGGGGTTCGTGGAGATGCCTCATTATCTTTGTCAGACGTATGATGATGTCAAAGCAATGGTAAAGCATTGTGATACGTATAAAACTTTGCTTCGGTATATCGATTTAAAGGAAGCCATTAACTTTATTAATTATGTAAATAGTGAAGAATTATTTTGTCATGAACGATATCATGTTGGGACATATTTTCAAACCATAGAAGATATTACTATGAGTGAAATAAAACTATATTATCTGCTGCTCCTGGGAAATCTTGATACAGAGGCTTGGCCATCTATTCGCGAACATATGTTGCAGCATCGCGAAAAACGCCACGCGTCGAATATTTATGTTGCGACAAAGGATGCGAATACTCTAACCGATGGTCCCACCATTTTCCTGGCAGACAATGTCGAAAAAATAGCAACATTTTGTTTGAAAAGTGCTAAGATTCCGGATATGGTTATTCGTGACATTCGTGCCGCGATTCAATATAATGACTCTATTAGCCATAAGATTGATATCATGCAAAAGTCTCTTGATGATGGCACAAATAAGGACCAAGACAAAGAAAAGAAAATGAGTGAGGGGCGTGTAGATCCGGCGATGAAGCAACTCATGGCTAAGATTCAAGAAATGCAGGCTTCTATTAAAACGGTATCGTTGAACCATATGTTTGTGCCAAATACACGGGAACATATAGAGAGATTTCATGGCGAAATTTCAAAACAAGCACAATGTAAACCATTTACGAGCGATATTACAGAAGCTACTGTCGAAAAAATTATGAAGATTACTGATATAGAAGATACCTGGAAAATGCTGCTGTTGATGGGAATAGGCGTATTTGCTTCGCATAATAGTATTTCATACATGGAGGTGATGAAAGAGCTGGCACAAATGCAGAAATTATATTTGATTATTGCTTCCACCGATTTCATTTATGGCACAAATTATCAGTTTTGCCATGGATATATCTCCAAAGATTTAGGCGGCATGAGCCAAGAAAAATGCATTCAGGCAATGGGTCGGGTCGGTAGAAATAAACTTCAACAGGATTATACCTTTCGCTTTCGAGAAAATGAGTTGATTTATAAACTGTTTACTCATGATGAGAATAAACCCGAGGTCAAGAATATGGCACGGCTCTTTAATAGTGTCTGAAACATAAGTATTTAAATAGCGTGAAATAAATATGATAAGTATCAATAATATAATTTTTTCTATAGTATTGATATGTTGAGAGCCATAGGAAAACTGGCAATGAATACAACACTAACTCTGGGTAGCGCCTGGTTAGCATCGATGACTTACTGTAAAGTGTCTACTTATTTAAACAGTGCCGATGTTAACAATGAACGTTATAAAATTACAAAAAAGGGTCTCGGTATCTCTATGTTAATGGGTGCTACAATTGGACTAAGTAGCTCTATTATATATCATTCTACGTCCGAAAAATAATTGTTTTAGCGAAGACGCAGGACCAAATGCAACGTAGATTCTTTCTGGATATTATAATCTGCGAGTGTCCTACCGTCCTCTAGTTGTTTTCCAGCAAAAATAAGACGCTGCTGGTCTGGTGGAATACCTTCCTTGTCTTGAATCTTTTGTTTGACATTCTCAATTGTATCTGCTGCTTCGACATCGAGGGTGATTGTTTTTCCTGTCAGTGTTTTCACGAATATCTGCATATAATAGTGTATATACAGATATTTTTAAGCTGATTATGAGTTATATAATTCAAACTATGATGTTATGTATTATATGACAAGATGAGTTGGAATAGAGTGTCCTGGGTGAGGACTTGGACCAGGTGTTGGTTTAGGCCCAGGCTTGGGATCTGGGTGTGGTCCATGATGTGGATGATCTGAGTGATGAGGATGATCCGGCCAGAGACCAATACCAGCTCTTACACGAAAAGGAGGACCATGTGGAGGACCATACCAAGGACGATTTGTAGTAATATAGGTTGTTTCACTCTCTGCCTCAGAACTCGGAACTTTAATGACTCCCGCCATAAAAAGAACGGCAACAACAACAACAGCACTTCCTAAAACTAAATATATCTCTCTAGTTTTCATATATATATTATAAAAAGATTATTATTTTATTAAATAATTAATTATTTATAATTGAAGTAATATAACACTGCTGCTATAAACCAAATGCTAGTTCCTTTTAAAAGTGGTATATATATACTTTCTTCTTCTTTTGAAGCTTTTATAAAATATGCATTCGCATACAACCAAATCATTGTTAACACAAAAGCAAATGTTTGCATCTCTAAATAATTACCAATATATTCCTTTGATTTTTTATCATTATGTAAACTGTTAATAACAAATAACAGTTTTATTGGTGATGCTACTGCAATAGCAGCAATTAAAGGTCCTAATTTTTTTATCAAAAAATAAATTAAAACTGTGGAAATACCTGACTCAAAAAATAATTTTATTGAGTTTTCAATATCCATATATAATACTATATATAATACTATATATAATACTATATATAGTATTATATATTTTTATAAATAGTCACTAACATCATTTATAATACACTTAGATCTATAGTGTGCATGAATAATAACAATGTTGCCTACAGAAATATTACGAGAAATAAATTTATATTGGGGAGAGATATGTCATACATGTCAGTGCAGAATCGAGTTTTTTTCGAAACATATTAATAACGCAATCAAACAAGGAAAGTGGTATTATTGTTCGCGAGAATGCTATGAGTTTTTATAATTTACATACTATACTGTAATTATATATATATATATATATATATATATATATATATATATATGAAGTCAACGGTCAATGGTTCTCGCACTAAAGGGAGCACCCAAAAAATAACAAACAATACACGAACTTTTGGTATTATGGGTGGATTAGCACCCCATCGTAACGTTAGAGTATCTACTCTTCAAGGATATCGTAAAGGACATGCAACCCTAAAGCAACGAATACCATTATCTCCTGGCGAAGGCCTAAATTATATGTTTAGTAATAATTTACTCAGCAGAAATCCACAATGTAGCGGTGGAGTAGGAAGAATGTCAATATTTGCAGGTAGAGGAAAACAATCATTACCTTATAATACTAAATCACAATTACATTTGTTCAAAGATAATAATGAACAACCTACTAGTATGATTAGTCCTCATGCATTTATGGATAGTTCTCTTGCATTTATGGATAGTTGTATTATAGATGATAATATATATATAATTGGCGGTGGAACAGCACCGGGTTGGTATTCTACAAACAAAGTATATGTTTATAGTGTAACAGATGGCTTGTTTAGTAAAAATATTTCCTCGATGAAAGAAAAAAGATTTGGTCATGGGATTGTTACATCCAGCGATAAAAAAACTATTTATAGTTTAGGAGGATCTTCTGGGTTTGCTTCATTATTAAGTCCTTATCCAGAAATCTATACTTGCTTATTAGAAACTTGTGAAAAATATGATATTTTAACAGATACATGGTCCTATATTAGTCCAATGCCAGATAAAAGAGTATTACATGGAACTGTTCAAGTAAATAATAGTATATATGTTATTGGTGGTAATAGTTTAGTTGTTAATATATCAGAAAATAGCATATTAGAAAACAGCTGCACAATAGGTAACCATGGTATTACAAATACTTGCAAAAGGTATGATATTTCAACAAACACATGGAATGAAATAAATGATATGACTACAAATCGGGCAGGTCATGCAATCGTAACTTATGATATGTATATATATGTATTAGGAGGATGCGGAAATTTAGATGCAATATTAAATCCTACTGTTCCAAGTTACGTAACAAGTATGTGCGAGGTCTATGATATAAGTGAAAATAAATGGAACTCTATATCTAAGTTAAACACTGCAAGATGTTTACATCAAGCAGTTCAAAAAAATGGAATAATATATGTTATCGGCGGTTTAACTATTGATGGCGATACAAATAAATGTGAAATATATGATATTTCATCTGGTGTATGGTCTGATATTTCAAACATGAATAATAATAGGGCAAGTCATACAGCTGTTGTACATGACAATTTTATATTTGTTTTTGGAGGCTGGAATACTGATGCATCTGATAGTAATAAAAAGAATACATTAACAAGCATAGAAGTATATAATATAAATAATAAAACATGGACAACCGTTAATAATCAAATTATGCCATATACTAATAGTTATACTAATAGTTATACTGATTCTTACATTGACAAAAAAGCCGCTATATTTGTTCAGGCTGATGGTTCTGATGGAAAAACATATTTTGAAACACTACAACAACTAACATACTACAAAAAATATAGTAATAATCCAGATAAATATTATTTTGATAAAATTATAATTTTTGCTGCAAATATTGATTATGGTCAAGATATAAGTGGTGCGTTGAGTAAAAATTGTTGGCAAAATAAGGAAGGTTGTAGTCCCAATATTACTCTTTCCTTAAATAATACCTTACATACTTTTTTTCAAAACAAAAAGTCTTTATCATTATTACAACAACTGAGAAATGGTGGCTCTAAAATTTATCTAGGTATTCTTGGAAACCATGCTAGTGGAGGTATGGGTGGTTTTACGGATGTCTCTTCTGCTAATAATTTTGTTAAAAGTATTGAAACAGTATTCAATTATTATGACCAATCATTTAATAACATGATAGATGGTTTAGTTATAGATGACGAATATTCAATTAATAATAATAGATGTGCTAATCAAGGTTGTAACTCATATAAAAATTTTGGAGACGCTATAACTAGTATTCGCAATGACAAAAACTCACCTCTCTGGTGTAAAGATATAGGATTGACATGGAACAATGGACCACCTTCGCCTCCGACTACAACTTTAAGTGATATAATAGATGCATCTTTTACATTCAACTTTATTATTCCAACAAGTTACTCTCCAGCCGCCGCTTCTATTCCGGAACAATTATGTAATAAACCAATAGAGGCATCAGTATATAATGTAGGTATAGGCTGTAAAGAATCTTGCATATATACAAACTGTAATAAATTATATTCTCCTGATTATTATCCTATGAATAAATGGTTTTTTACAATACAATTACAACCTGATTGGAATAAAGAACAATATTATAGCTCACTATCAACTGGAGGATTACAAGACAAAATGGGAATATGTTTTTTTACATACAAATATAATGAGAGTGAAAATACTGCACTTAAGATTTTAAATGATTATTTGAAACTATATGGTATAAATTATTACTTTAATAAAAATTAGTTACACATTATAATTTTGCACTCTCATGGGTTTCTAACTCCGGATACTTTTTATATAATTTTTCATTAAAACGCTCTAGTTCTACACTAACATCAACGCCGGCTTTCATTTTCATAATTAATGACATCCTTTTTCCATCCACGCGTTTTTCATATTGTAAATGTGGTGCATTACGAACATTGCCCACGCGATAATACATCGGAAGTTTATTGGGCTTCTCGGGGACAATATTATGATTAATATTATAGAGAATTTTATTAATCGCCTCAAGTTTTTCTTGCCAGGTAAATTTCGCCGATTTAGAACCGCATCGAGGCTTTTCAAGATTGGGATGCTGCTCTATTTTGAAAAACTCTCTATACAAATTTTTCTCTTTATTATAGCATTCTTTATAATAACAGACATATTTTGGAATCATGCTCTGTGTCAGCCCTTCAGGAAGAGGTTGCGCTGTTTTACTTCTAGCTTTCTTTGTTCCGACAATTGCCCCAATTTTATTACTTTGTTGGACACTATGCGAAACTATGCGAAGATTACTCAATCTATTGTCATGAGTATTTCTATTTATATGGTCAATGCTACCATTTTTTGTCCCCTTTCCTTGTCCATAAAAATCCATTAAAATTTGGTGAATATATAATTCTCCGCCTCCACCAGAAATATATCCCGACTTATCACCATGAAAAGTAATTTTAATATTGTTTTTTTTCTCATATGCGCGAATAATTTCTAATCCCTTTTCACATAATATACACAGTGTCGATTTCTCGCAATACATGATATAATATCCTTGATCGGTAACCCAAATGGGGTTTTTCATAATATACGCATCTATTCCAGAGTCAGAATAGTGTCCGGAAATATACTTTGTTATTTGATATTTTGTTGTAATTACCTTGTGATATTCGTGATATATTGTAACGTTACTAGGTCTGACATCATGTGGATTATTATTATGAAACACAAATTCTAAATTATCACATTTTAGTCCATATAATATTTGTAACATATTAACAGCTTTGCCGTTACTATAATAATATGGATATGTATTAATATCATCTAAATTCAATCTTTTATTTAGGTTTAATAATGTAACCAGTTGTTCTGCATTCATTATATACGTCTTATCAAATGTCATATGAAAGCTGTTGGTGTCTTTGTCATATTTGTAATGTACCATATTGTTATGTATAATAATATGGTATGTCTTTATATTGTTTCTAACTACAACATTTAGTGCGCTAGTTTGATTAATTGCTATACGCCAACCCGCCCATGCCGCTCATGACACGGAGGACGTTGTAGTTAGTGGCGTAGACGCGGACCTTGGCAGTCTGTGTGCCCTCAACGGTGGCGTTGGAAAGGACAAGCTGAAGAGTGGCAGAGTCGATGCGCGAGAAGTTGCACGTGCCGGAAGGCTGGTGCTCCTCGGGGCGCAGTGCGAAAGAGTAAACGTTAATACCAGTGTCGGGTGAACGAGTGTGGTGCTGGTATGGCTGGACGAGGTCGAAGTAAGTGCCCTCGCGCTCAGAGAAGCGGTCCTGACCGTTAAGCTGAAGCTTAGCAGTTACTACGGGGTTCTCACCCCAGCAGTGCTTCTCAAGAGCACACTCGGCCAGGACGAAGGAACCGGCATCGGATACGGTTGAAAGCCAGCCTCCCGGATTGTTGGCCTGAGGCTGGGAGGCGCTGACGCCATCATTGAAGCCTCCACCGAGCTCGCCCTTTGCATTGGCACCCGTGTTGCCAGCTCCGTAATAGGAATCAGTGCTCACCGCACCACCCGCGCCCTCGTAGTGGCCGCTGCCGGTACCAGCCGGTCCTTTTCCGTCACCCCAGAAGTGGCCGGCTGTTGCGGGATCGATATCACTTGCACCTGGATCATGGAAGAAACCAGCACCGCCACCCTTACCATCGCTAGTAATAAACAGGTCTTTAGCGGCTGCCTGTGGGCCAGCGAAGGCGTGCATGGCATTGGGAAGAGCATCAGTGGCATCCGTGTAGTTGAAAGGCTGAGCACCCATAAGAGCGAACAGCGGTGTGCCGCACTCCAGTGAGCTGCAGTAATCTACGTTACCGTCGGGCTGAACAACCCACACAAGCTCCTTGCATGGGTGGTTGAAGTTAAGCTTAATCTTGTTGGAAGAGGAACCAACAGACTCATCACCAGTAAACTGAAGCTGCTCAATAAGATACTCATGCGGGTTCTGGGCCATGCGGCGGCGCTCATCAGTGTCGAGGAAAACGTAGTCTACGTAAAGTGAAGCGGCAACCAGCGACTGGTTGTAGGCGGTGGTGACTTTACGGTTAGTGGTTGCGGTGTCAGAACAAAGACCAAGGTCCGTGACTGCCCAGAGGCACTCATCAATAGGACGGAGATCGAGGTTAATCTTGACCTCGTGATACTGCAGAGCAATAAGAGGAAGGGCAAGACCGGGGTTGCGGCAATACCAGAACTCAAGAGGAACGTAGAGAGTAGTCTCCGGAAGAGCGTTACGAGGAGCACACACCTGGCGAGGAGCATCGGAGTCGCAAGGACCATCAATGTCATCGAAGCCAGGGTCAGTGATGTAGGTCAGCTGAGTAGTGTTGCCAATCATCTTGTTGTAGCCACGCTCCTGCTCGGCAGAGAGGGTCAGCTGATTCCAGATGTGCATCCAGTCACCATACTGGCGATCGATGCGCTGGCCACCGATCTCCACCTCGACCTGTGAGATAAGCTGCTCACCGGGACAATCCAGCCAGCGAGCGTAGACGCCAGGCTGTGCGCGCGTGGGATCACCACCGCCTGAAGGGGGGTTCATGTGCTGGTTAATCTCGGGGAGAGTCACCTGCAGGTATGTGCGGTATGCAAGATCGCCATTACGGCTAATTGTGCATGTTACACGGCGGCCGAAATCAGCCTGGCCGTTAAAGGTCTGCTCGATCGACTCGAGAGAGAAGTTGGTGTGGCGACGGTAAGTCACCTTCCAGAAAGTAATCTGAGGATTGCCTGTTAAATAGACATCCTGTGCGCCATAAGCTACAAGTTGCATTAAGCCTCCACCCATTGTTATAATATTGCTAAAGAAAAAAATTTTACGAAATTAAATTTAATTATTAACATTTATTAATAATTAACTCAACAAAATTCTAAAAAAGCATACTATTGTGACAAAATATTATACGGTTTTCTTTATAGATCCATATTTTTAGTGATAAACTCGCTTAAATAACTGTCTAAATATATCTCTTGCTTGTTTTCATGTTTTTTGGTGAAATGATATTTGTTATTTTTCATCTTAATTTCCCATCCATCTTGTAATGCGTTAAATAAAAATTTCATTTTTTGTAAATCTTGTGGACGAATATCATCTTGACCCTTAGATATATATAACTTACTATCCATTATAATAATAGTAAGAAAACAATGATCTATTTTTAACTTGAATAATTTTTCATTATTATTTTAAGTATAATAGTAGAAATTATCTAAATATAATAAACATTTCCTAAATATTTAATTATTATTATCTATTAAAAAATTTAATAATTATATACTAATGACAAGATTTAAACCTAAAACTAAAAAACCTATTGCTGTTTGTGATAAAAAAATTACCACCATTGATAAAACACACAAAGAACGCCTATATATGTTTGAAGACGACGACAATCTTATAAAAAAACTTAAAAAAGATAAAGATGGTATAAAAAAAAAACTTCAGAGAAATGATATGTCGTTGGAAGATAAACTAGATGAAATAGATCATTTAAATTCTATTAAAAAACAAATAAAAACAATCCAGCAGAAAAAAAAGAATTATCTGTTAAATAATTCCAATTTTATATTTGAATATTTTGAAGAAAAAAAAAATATAAATAAAGGCGAAACAAAAAAAACACTCATAAATAATTTTTTCAAAGGAAAAAATAATGCAAATACATGTGATACAAAAGCCCCTTCTTATATGCAAAAATACCTTTCTAATATAGACGAAAAACATATCAATCTTGATGATTATTCAACACAAACAGATATATGTAAAGTTTGTTCACAAGGAGAATTAATACCAGTAGAGCATGATGGTATTTTGGTTTGTAATCATTGCTTTACAAACACACCATATTTTGTAGATAATGATAGACCATCATATAAAGAACCTCCAAAGGAAATATGTTTTTATGCGTATAAAAGAATTAATCACTTTCGCGAAATATTAGCACAATTTCAAGCAAAAGAAACTACCCAAATACCCAATGAAGTCTTAGAAAACGTGAAATTGCAAATTAAAAAAGAAAGAATAGAAGTAGAACAATTGACTAATAATATGGCTAAAGATATCTTAAAAAAATTAGGCTATAATAAATACTATGAACATATACCTTTTATTAAAGATAAATTAGGAATAAAACCTCCTGTCATGTCACAAGAATTAGAAGAAATTTTATGCAACCTATTTATGGATATTCAAGCTCCATATGCTAAATATTGTCCACAAGATAGAGTAAATTTCTTAAATTACTATTATACAATATATAAATTATGCGAATTATTAGAACAACAGCAATTTCTGCCATATTTTCCCATGTTAAAAGATAGAGACAAACAGATTGAACAAGATGAAATTTGGAAAAAAATATGTGATGAATTGGATTGGGAATTTATTCCCACAATATAATAATTGCAATATAAGTATATATTATGATCAGCTATATATTATCATTTTCAAATAATATATAGCACTTTAAAAATCGTTTAATTTAAATTATTTCAGATAAAGTTAAAAATTTATAACTTACCTAGGAAATCCAACAAGGTTTGCACCAATTCCTAAACCTGCTCCAGATCGAGCATTTACAGCAATGGCAGGAACGTATGTATCTAAAATACTAAATGTCGCCGCCGCAGTTAATGAAATAAGCGCGATTTCATCAAAATTAAGAGATTTCTTCGGGATTGCGAATGCTGCAATTGCAACCATAAGACCCTCTACTAAATATTTTATTGCGCGTTTTACGAGTTCACTGACATCGAAACCAGAATGTGCTGACATTATATGTATTGTATAGAAAAAAAAATAGAAAAATATAAAAAGAAAGTAACAAATATCTTATCTAATTAAATAAACTTAAATACTAAAAACAAATAATTAACATAAATATTATGCTAAAGAATAAAAAAAACAAGAACATGGAATATAAAAAAACTGCTGATGGAAAAGACAACCCTAAATATGTCGACGTTCTTGATGAAGATAGTGCAATTTCTGGACAAAAATTTGTTTGTCTTTCATTTATTTCACCTGAGAAAGAGATAAAGCAGCGAGAAACCTTTTTCTTTGAACAATATGTCAAAGAATGGGATATGAAAAAATCGTTAGAGAAATATTCGCAGTTCTTAAGTTTTATTGCCTACAAACACAAATTAGACTATACTGTTATTGACAAGGATTTTACCGAGTTTTGTCAAGAAGAAAAAGACAATCTTTTCCTAACAAATCTTGCTGATGATTATAAAACATTTTTAGACAATAATGAAGACAAATTAATGGAAACATACAATGAAGAGGTTTCATTCCAAACCAGTGTCAGAGGTATTAAAGTGAGAGGATCTTATCCTACTCAAGCTGAAGCTGAATTACGTTGTAAAATGTTGCGCGAGATGGACCCCACACATGATGTATATGTCGGGCCGATCGGTTCATGGATGCCATTCCATCCTGAAGCATATAAAACAGGACGCGTTGAATACATGGAGGAGGAGCTTAACCAGCTGATGCATGAGAAGGAGAAAAATGAAAAGGCAGCAAACTTTGAGTTCGAGAAACGTGTAAAGGAAAGTAAAATTAAAGCCATGGAAGAAAATCGTAAAAAATCTCTGGAAACCAATAACCCCCTAACCCAAATGCTTAATGATGATGGTGAGTTAGTGAGCGTTGCAAATGCTAGTTCGATTGAAAAATCACTGGGTAACGATAATGTTGCAGTTGCAGACATTCGAAAAGAATTATTTGAGGGTGATAATATTATCACAGATCATAAGAATAGTGACTATGGATATAACAATTTAACGGCTGTAAAAAAACACAGACAAGAAAAAGCTGCTAAAAATAATTTGGAATCCATAAACGAAGAACAGGAAGATGAAAGTAAAGATACGAGTGCTATAGCTAAACAAAATTCTAATGAAACAAATACAAACAATAAAGACGATAATATGGTAAGCGAACATACAATGGTTTGTAAAGATGGTGTATGCACACTTCCAGGATTTGAAAAATGCAAGACTACCGGAGATGAAAACGAAATTGTTTGTGAATGTATGGTCGATAAAGAAAAGACCAATTCTATTAATGATAATGATAATGATAATGATAATGAAAATAGAGATAAAGTAGAAGAAGCGTAATCGTCTAAACTATGATATATTCAGCAATAACTTAAATATATTTCATAAATATATATAAGTTATATTATGCCAGGAAGGAAAAAAATAACTTGTGAGTATAAAGATTGTAAAAAACGAATTAATGTAGTAGAAATTATGATGGCAACTTGTAAATGCAATAAACACTTTTGTAATTTACATAGACTACCAGAACAACATGACTGTAAATATAATTATAAGAATATAGATCTTGATGCAGAAATAAATAAACTTAAATGTGTATCCGATAGAATAGAGCGCGTATAATTACCATCGATTTTTTTTAACACTAATTTTTGGTCCACTTCTTTTTTTATTTGATGTCGGATCATATGGTTCATCATCCTCATCTGAATTAAGATCTTTGGATATATCCCAAAACTCTTTCGACCCTAATTTAAAGGCGTTATGTGGTTCAGCTTTATACCAAAAAATTTGCTCTTGTAATTTGTTAGATTTTGCATTATTATTTATGACGAGGCACTCATAATTTTCCGTGCATTGGTCCATAACTTGACAGAAACTTTCCATTGTTGGAAACATACCCGCATAATTTTCCCATATTCTTTTGCGATTATTAATATATGGTTCTCTTAAGATAAAAACATAGTCAATATTTGTTCTAAGATTAGGGGGAATGCCAAGAGGATATTGCATAGTAATTATCATCATTATTTTCCAATGACGCCCATTCATAAATAATAGACGCATCATTTTATCTTTTGTCCATGATGCATCAAACAGACAATCATCTAAAATAACAAATGTTCTTGGATCAATACTAGAACGTCGATATTGTTGAATTTCTTTTTTAACTTGTTTTAACACTGCCTTTTGTCTTTTTAGTATATTTTCAATAATAGCCGTGTTATATTCATCATGAATAAACAATTTGGGCACATGTTCGCCATAAAACCCGTTGCCTGCTTCAGTTCCTGATATTACAGTTCCTATAGGTATATCTTGATGATAATACAGTAAATCTCGAACTAAGAAACTTTTTCCAGTATCGCGCCGTCCGATTAAGACAACAACGGGCCCTTTATTTTCATCAGGTTTAAAGCTAATTTGAGACATATCAAATTTTTTTAGCTCTAGAGTCATGTATTAAATAATTATATAAATTAAATATTATTATACCGCATAAGCTTATAATAATAATAATATTAATGAGCTTAATATATTAATAGTTTTATTATAAGTTTAAAAATAGGATAATAAATATTTAACAAAAATAATGGACTTGCATTATAAAAAAAATGATAATAAAAAGTTGTTTTCTAAATTTTCTACTATAGAAACCCTGAATATTCATAATATCCAAAATTATATTCCAATATATGAAACCTTTTTTTCATTATCTCAAAACAATGCAAATGCTATAAACCTTAATCATATTTATGGATTAAATGATATATTAGAAACTAGCTCATATAACACTTGCATTGCTAAAGTAATAGATACATGCCATAATATTTTGGAACGTGAAGTATTTTTTAAATTTAGTCCTCTGTTAGATCCGATAAAATATATGGTGGGGAAATACGATTTGTCAGATGCAAATTTATGCAATTTACCTACTTTTGAAAAAGAAGAATCCCATTTTAAAATTCGCGATAAAAATAATTCTTCATACACCGATGGATTTTTCTCATTTTTATCAAGTAAATTGTTACATGATCATAAGTTTATTCATGGAACAGACTTTTACGGAGCATATTTAGGAAATAAAAAAGATTTTTGTGTAAATATTTATGATGAACTCGATTATTTACATGACTCGAAATTTTTTTGTCAACATAAAAATAGCCTTTTTGAATTAGATAATACTTATTACAATGAATATTATGATAACTATACAAAAACGAATCGCGAAAAACTGTCCATCCAAGGAGTTTTAGTAGACAATTGTAATAATAATTCTGCCAATACAGTTATAGATTTAAAAGATATAACTGATATATCATGTTTTGACAAATTATTTATATCATCTGAATCTTCTTCAGAATATAAAGAACTAGAAATTCTTTATACAGATCATAAAAATAATAACAATAACAATAATAACAATAATAACAATAATAACAATAATAACAATAATAACAATAATAACAATAACAATTCCTTAAAATGTGACCATTCTTCCTCGTCTTCGTGTTCTTCTCGTTCATCAAATACGAATTCGGAAATAGATTCTGATTCTAATAATGATTCTAATAATGATTCTAATAGTGATTCAGATTCAGAAAATAATAGTTTATCT